TAATTTCCCCCAACTAAGTCACGACATGGATGTATTGCCGCAGATGTGGACTAACGGCTATCTAGTTGCTGTAGACTCAATCTATCTTGGTGGCGAGGCTTCTCAAGGATGGGAAGAGGATGTTTACTGTTCTATTACTCTTGAGGCCACCGTTGAAACTATGTCCGAAGCGTCTGCTATGGCATTAGCGTTATCACAACAAGGCGCATGAGGTGGTTAATTGGCCACCGTTGAGCAAATGGCTGAGGATTACATAGCCGAAACAGGAGAAGCACTATGCGGTGTTATGACTGCTGCTTTAATCGAGAAAGGCGTGCCTAGTATGATTGCTAGGGCTTTGTCAGAACGTGCATGCAAACCCGCAGCACGTGAGGGAGCTAGGAGCATCGTCAGTACAGCCAAAAAGGCAGTAAAAAAAACTACTAGTGCATACAATCGTAAATACAAAGCAGCTTTTAAGAAACTTGCACCTAAGTATAAACTAAAGTCGGGCAAGTGGAAAAAGAACGGTTTCAAGTCAGCAGTACGGGCAGCACATAAGGCGGTGAAGAAATGAAGCGAACAGGAAGACGATTGACACTATCTAATGACATTAATTCAGCAACACCAATAGGATCAATTGCATCTAGTGATTATAGATTGACTACTATTTTTAGCGATGACCGAGAAAACTACGGTTGGAAGATTGTTGACATCAAACAATTAAGTCCAATTGGCAACACTGCTAGGGGTGTAAATTTTGCTTTGATGTCTGTTAGACCGGATGCATTTGAAGATGCAGTCACATTTCAAGTATGGGCATCAACAAGAGCGCCTTTTGATAACTCACTAATTGGAACTTTCAATATTTCATTTGGTGATAATTATTCTCTGAGAACTGAGCATGTTGCAACTAACCATCTGAGTATGTTTTACAATGAAGGAGAAATCCCATACTACAATATAACACTTGAAGAATATGAGATTAGCTCTAGAGAAGAAATAATGTTCAAGATTAAAGAAACTAGCCAATCATTGAGTGATATATCATGATGGATAGAACAGAAGACTTGCTTAAAGAAATCATTAAGATTCTTAGAAGGTTGGAAAAGAAGTGGAAGCAATAGCACCAATAGACAAAGAACAAAACGAGCGAATCGTTTGGTGTGAACGGTTGCTTTATCTTATTGTTCTGCTTCAATTTCCTCAACTCGCATCATTAGCGATGTGAGAAGTTCAGTTGAAATAATATTCCTCATCTGTAATTCTCTGATTAAGAATCTACTTGACAAACTATCATAGTCAAATTGATTATCAAGTTTGCTAATTATTGCCGATTTAACCCACTTTGAACGAGATTGTTTCCAATCTAGCTCGTTGTCAAGCCTCATCATCAAAGATACAGGGATTCCAATGGAAACAGGAACAACTTTGTCCCGACTTCTAGGTCTAGGCAAGTCGCATCACCGCTATTGGAAATGATTTGTAACCACAAGTCATACATTTTTTTCTGACATATTGAATTTTATCTAGTTTAGGATATTCGGTTCTCATGTTTTCCTCTCCACAATTAAAACAAATCATTCTTCTTCACTGTCCATTATTCCATAATAACCTATCATGTAGCACATAATAGAATGGTCATCCCAACTTTTTGTGCTATCTCTAGGAATATTTGCCATTACTCTTTCAAGCGCGTCAATAATTTGTTTTTTTGTTACTGTAGGAATCATACTTCATACCCCAAGTCTCTAAGTAGCTCTTCAAAAGCATCAAATCGTTGAAAATAATCTTCAACATCGATAACTTGGTATATTTTATGTACAATTCTTGGGTCAATGGGTATTTTTAGTTCCGCCATGATTAGTCCTAAATGGCTAAAGTATATAATTGATTCGTTATTAATACTATGAAATCCTTATTTTTCTTGTAGAGTGTAGTACTGCGTACTATAAACACACTACAAAACGGTAGAGATGGTTAAGCTATGACTAGTCAACTACTATAAACCACCTACTATCATGATAGGTTCATGGTCAGAAAATCAGACTCATTCTTTATCCGCCAAACTTTGAACTTAGACAATGCTGGAACTTTCCAACAGACTCCCCTCGATTTGGGGGCTTATGTGGATGCCTTGGGCAAGAGTGTCCTAAGAATCCACAATATAGCAGTAACATTTAGCGACTCTACCGGAACTGCTGTTAAAGTAAAAGCTGCAGAGGACTCAGCCGCAGCACAATTCCAATTAACTACACAATCTCAAGGTGATACTGTTTTATCATCTAATCGTTCAATTATTGCCTCAGGAATAGTATATGCGGTTAATCAATTCACTACTGATAATTTCCCCCAACTAAGTCACGACATGGATGTATTGCCGCAGATGTGGACTAACGGCTATCTAGTTGCTGTAGACTCAATCTATCTTGGTGGCGAGGCTTCTCAAGGATGGGAAGAGGATGT